AGAGAATCCCACATTCTTGTTTGTGCAAAGATATCTTCAAAGTTTGTTTTGGTATCATATGCCAAGGTTAGACCAAGTTCAATTAACTTTAATTTACTTTCAAGTTCAATGACAAGTTCAACGTCAACAATGTTATACTCAATAAACTTTTGAAAGTTTAAACGATAAAGTTGGTGAAGATTATCATATTCAGAGTAATCAATTTTTTTCTTACCAAGTTCTACGTGTGCAATATTATCGAGGCGATATGATTCCTGTGATTTACCACCTGGCGCATACCACTTATACAGTTCAATGTAATCTAGTGTGGCAATTCCTGTCATGTCATATGAAGTCATATTCTTACCACGAATAACTTTTTCACGAGCATACACATTATTCCATGGTGAAAGTTTTCTGGTCTCATCTTCACCAAGAATACGATTGAATCGATTTACAAGATATGGTATATCAAAGAACTTAATATTCCAACCGGAAACAACATCAGGATAATCCTTCTCCCAATCGGTCAAGAATGTTCTACATAATGTATATTCATCACGACACTTAATATAAGTTACATTCTTACCTTTGTTTGTTTCATCTTTTTCTTTATCATAGTCGCCGCATCCATAAACGACCATATCACCGTTCAAACTACGAATAGCAATAGCAGTAATTGGCTCTGTAGCCTTGTACGGATCTGGAAAACCATTTTCAGAACCAACCTCAATATCAATAATTGCGACTGAAAGGTGATTTTGATCCCATTCTATTTGGGCTTTAAACTCATCAGCAATGAAGGCATACTCATATCTATCATTTCCAAATATTTTGAAATTTTCAACACCGTCATATCTTTTGACAAAATCTCTTGCCTCACGGATTGATTCGAATCGCATGGCTTCAAGACTTTCACCAAAGAGTGTTTTGAATTCGGTAGGTTTCTTAGTTGGCAAAAACAAATTAGGCGAGTATTGAACTTTCATTCTTACTCGCCTACCGTTTTGTATACCTCGATAGAGAATGTTGTTGCCTTGTACAACAACGTTTGTATAATACTTACTCACAGAGTTTTCGCAATTTGTATTCCAGAACCAAAAATAGAATTGTATTGATTTTCTAATTCTACTACGGGATTTGTGATTGTCAAGACATCATTTTTTTGAAATGAAATTCCTGTTTTAAACTCCTGACTATACTCTAGAAAAGGAGAAAAAGCAATACCACCAGTATCAGTTTGACTTCTTGGTGGAACAGTTACAACTTGAACAGGTTGTTTTATTGTAACTGTAGATTCATTTTCATCTACTTTTCCTAGAATGGTGTGATTTGTTTTAAATGTTACCAATTTTGTAGTCATACTTTCACCTGTGTTTCAGCATCAAGTACTGTTAATGTTAACCAACGTTTAGGAAACAGCATTTCACGACCACGGAAATCGTTCATATTATAATTTGGATCTTGAACAAGGCCAATTAGTTCCACCATATTATCATAATCACGAAGCACCAAATCGTATTTTTCTGCTTGAATTGTTTTATTTTCAATTGCAAGACGTTTTGCAAGTTCACGAAAGTTCATTTTGTTTCCTTAAAGTCATAGAAAAAGTCATTGTTATTTCGTGCAAGGTGTTTACTAAATTGCTCTACTGAATATAACTTTGTTGCTATTTTAAAATCTGGAGTCTTAAACTCAGGCACGGTTAGAGAAGAATCATAGAATAATGTTTTATTATTGGGTTGTGCAGCAAATTGGCCGTTGTCCATTTTAATAAAATTGTAACTCTTGTGTTCTTCTACTGTTTCAGAAAATCCTGTGTTTAAGTAACCAGGGTCGTTTTGGCAAAAATCTACGGTGAACATATATTCACCAAAATGCCATTTTTTGTCCTTGTCTAAAAATTTACACTTCAACATTCGAAGATTATCTTTTTCAAGAACAGTAAAATTATAACTCAAACAGTCCCATATTTGCAAGTAGTCCAAAGGTAAATATGCATTTTGTAGATACTCTTGCCTTGAAACAAATGCGTGAAGAGGTAGTTTGTCATAAAGTGCGCCGTAATTTGGCAATAAAGCTTCAATGCGAAATGCTTGACCTTTAATGCACTTTAGTGTCATCCAAATGCAAGGTTCGAATTCTCCATGACCTTTTTCAAAGTCATAGAGGAATTCTTTTTTAACAAAGCATTGAATAGGTGGTAAGTTGTGAACGAGAAATGCCATTAACTATTTAACACTTGTCACATGAAAATAATGATTAATGTTTAATTTGAACCCAAATTTTTTGTTTAATTTGATTTGTTAAACTATCAGGTAAAGGAACATAATCTCAATCTAATGCATCTTTTTTACCATTTTTCCAAGCCCAATCAAAAAACTTTAAAACTTCTTGACTTGATTTTTTATCAACAGGATCTTTATACATGATGATGAAACTTGCACCAGTAATTGGCCATGCTTGAGGTCCACGTTGATTTACGAGAGAAATTCCCATTCCTGGAACTGAAAACCAATCAGCATTCGCAGCGGCAGCTGCGAATGTAGTATCATCAGGATCAACATACAATCCGTTACGATTTTCCATTTTTAAATGTGGAATCTTGTTCTTCTTTGCATAGGCATATTCAACATAACCAATTGAACCTTTTACTCTTTCAACATTGGCTGCAACACCTTCATTACCTTTTCCACCAACACTTGACGCTGCAGGCCATTTAACTGCTGCTCCTTTACCAATATTAGCACGCCAATCTTGGCTTACTTCATTTAAGTAATCAGTAAAAATAAAAGTGGTACCAGAACCATCAGCACGATGAACTACTGTGATAGTTTGATTTGGTAAAGTTCTTCCTGGATTCAAAGCTACAATTTTTGGATCATTCCATTTTGTAATACGGCCCATAAAAATTTCTGCAAGAACAACACCATTCAATCTTAAATCTCCAGGCTTAAATCCTTCAAGATTAAAAATTGGAACTACACCACCTAATACCGCTGGAAACTGCACTTGGCCATTCTTATCTAAATCTTCACCTTTAACAGGTGCGTCAGTAGCACCAAATGTAACTGTTTTAGCATTAATCTGGCGAACACCACCAGATGAACCAATGGACTGATAATTAAGCCCAACGCCAGTTGCTTTTTTATAACCTTCAGCCCATTTAGCATAGATTGGATATGGAAAAGTGGCACCGGCGCCGGTAATATCTGCTGCGTGTGCTGTAACCGCAAAAGCGGCCAGTAGTGTCAGTAGAATTTTTTTCATTAAGTTCTCCTTGTTGAACACGAGCAACATCGCTCCAAAATATGTATTGTGTTGCAACAATTCCAATGTTACAGTTTGATGAATTTTATATGAAGCTTTTATTACGAATTTAATACTTTTGCAACAGAGGTAATTACGGCTGCAATACGACCAATGTCACGCAATTGTTCAACACTATAACCTTCTTGTTTCAATGTGCTATAATGAGCACTTACACAAAAATGGCATTTACCAACAATTGAAGCCGCCAAACTGTATGCTTCAAAATTAACTTTGCTGGTACCGCCATGACTAGCAATAGCATTCATACGCAATTGTGCAGGTAAGCCTTTTAATCGGTCGTCATTTGCCATTTCAACAAACGGATACCACACATTGGTCATAGCCATAAGTGATGCAGCTGTTAGTGCTGCGTCACGCTCTTTGGTATCTTCCACACCTGACTGTATAAATGCAACGAGTTTTCCGTTACCTGTTGCCATTGCGGCTGCCAAAGCGCAACCATTAGCAACATTAATATCCAAAGTGCTACGATTAATAACGGAGTCCAAATTAAGTTTAGTATCTTTCGCATATTCTGGCAGAGCCTCCTTAATTTCATTTACCCAGCTCATAGTGTATCACCGCCAACAACACGATTACAAGCACAAAGTTCACCAGTTTGCAGCGCATCTAGCACACGCAAGGTTTCTTCAGGTGAACGACCAACATTTAGATTATTTACTGTAATATGCTGAATGACATTATCAGGATCAACAATGAATGTA